TAAAACGTCGACGGGAAACACTTACCGGGACCAATGTTGTACGGACAGAATGACGCGATCCCCGCTTTCTGGGGTTCGGTCAGCGGCACTCTGATGTTTTTCTCCACCCACGCCAGCGCTTTATCACGCTCAATGGCGTTAACCTGGTCGCATTTTTCCTTCGACAACTTCATGCCCGGAACGACAGGTTTGCCATCCACCATGATGGCACCACGGCAGATGGTCCAGATACCTGCACCATCACGGTATGCTGTGGTGTGGTTGCCTTCCTTTTCATCCAGAAACTGGTCGAGAATGTCAGGCGCAGGCGCACCAGCGGCAATCAGCGCCAGAACGGCAGCCGACAGGCCGTATTTGATTTTGGTGTTCATGGATATATTAAATATTCAGCCGCTGTCCCTGGCCCACTAAATACGCACTTTAAGATAAGTCAGCCCCGGATGAAGCCAGTAAGCCGGCACTTTTTTAAAGGGTGGAGTATTAAAATCACGAAGAAGAGCCTCCCGCACAATTGCATCCTTATCAGCACCACTGGCCAGCGCTTCAATCTCAGCGGCTACCTGAAGATATCCCATGCAACGGCCAACGCGCTTCATCAGCCCCTGCTTTTTATTGTTCTTCAGGTAATCAATGGCAAATTCAATGAGCTCCTCACTGTGCTGGTGCGATGGAGGTGTTACTTTCCCATTTTCTGAGATGGTTATTTTCCCAGCATCACCGGATACAACAAAGGATGGCCGGTTACACTCCCATTCCAGCTCACTGAAATTATCATTATGAATACTGAAACACTCTGCGAGATTTCTGCTCATCACTTTCCGACAATAATCGTCAAACGCAGCAAACTGCTTTTCATCGCCAGAAGGCACCAATATCGACCATTTCTTATTCAGCTCAACGACGTAGCTCTCCAGTTTTTCAATACGTGATTCAACATCATCTTTTTCTGACCGCAGTGTTGACGGCGGCATCTTCAGAGAACAAGTAATTCTTCCCGGTAGCTTTCCTTTGTAGGTTATCAACACATCCTGCGCCTCTAAAATTACGGGGCGCTTTTCCGGCAACGGTTCGTTCCATTCACATAACCCGGCAGCAACATCCATGAAAAACTGCTTCGCCTGCTTTTTCGCCTCAGCTTCGTAAAACTCCAGCGTGGCACCTTCAGTACGGTCAAGACTAATCGCCACATCTGGCAACAACAGCGACGCTTGCCCGTCACCTTCCGGCTTCACAGTAACAGTAACCTTATCCCCGTAATTATTTATCCCCTTAACAACCAGTTCATATTTTTTATTCATCACTTTACTCTCCCCGCGCCGCCTTACGCCGGTCCTCTTTGATTTTGAAATACAGGTTAGTCAGGTACGTCAGCAGCCCAAACAGCAGACTCCCCAGCACGCCTATTGCCGCCCACTGAGACGGGGAAACCCTGTCCAGCAACTG